TCGGCGGATGCTTGAGTTTCTAATTTATCCCCCGCTCCCAAATTGATTGGTTTCTCCAATACAACTGTCGAATCGGCTGGTACATCAATGGTTTTCATTAAATATCGTCTATCTTGAAAGTTAGCACTTCCACTAACCGACAAATTAAATGTAACATCATTCGTTCCATCGATATTACTAATATAAATTGCGTGAACCACACCCGTTGTACTTGCTGGAACAGTATACATTGGTTGTAATGTAGTTGTTGAACCTGTTGCTGCACTTTTAAAGCTTTGTGCCATTATTATCCTCCAAAAACTATGGACAGTGCTGTGGCAGTATCCACAATGCTTGTACCTTCTTCATACACACGACCACCTGCAGTATTTACACTGCCACTCGTAGTCAAAACATAAGTACCACTCGTAGGTGTTTCACTGCCAGATACGAAAAACGAACCTGTATTAATCGCGAATGAACCCGAAAGGTCTTTACTTAATTGCTTGCTGTCTATTAAAGCCATAGTTTATCTCTTGTTGTTTACGTTCTTCCCACCATTGTTCTATACTACGAGAAATTTTCTTCTTATGTTCAATGGTCTTGGGTTGTTTCATTTTCTCAATAGTTTCTACTGTAAGTTTTCTGTCCATTTGGGCACACGACTTACATACTGTATTATTACCTACCGCCCTATCAAAAGTGTCCTTTCTTGTATAGGTTAACATTTTCCCACAATCAGGACATGGGCGATTTTTTCTATTTTTCCAATGTCTTTTTCTCATACTAATAAATATCAAAGAATGGTAAAAGAAAAGTGGAAGTAAATAAATAAATTTTTTTTATATAACTAATAAACATAGTCCCAAGTAGCTCCGTCAACTGTACCATCATTACCCCCACCACTTGTATCAGCTACCGTAGTACCTGAACCTTCATTCATTTTCCAATACCCTTGTAAATCATCTTCATCAGTCATATCATAAGGTGTTCCACTATTATAATATATACTAGCCTTACTTGTTTTATCTCCTGAGAATACTGCAAACTCTCTAATACTACCTTCAAAATGACGACCTGTATTAGTTGAGTTATTTTGATAAGACATAATAGTTAATGGTTGTGTTTGATTATTTAAATTTGATACCGTTCCAGATGTAACAAATGAATTTACTTCTATTAATACTCCATCTACATATAATTTAGAATCTACTATTGTTTCTACATCATTATATACCAACCAATGATGCCATTCACCATCATCTTGAGCAGAAGTATCTTCCCAATATGTGTACCAACTATTTCCATTCCACATTATAGGCCTTCCTGAACTAAAATTTGTAGTAAAAGCTCCTTTTTTCTGACTCCCATACGCAAATACAGCATAATTCCTAGCGGTATGAGTTGATTTCATCCAAAACGAATAAGTTTTATGTAAAGGTGTAACACTACTACCTGAAAAATCAGTTGTAATTTCATTAGTAAGACCATCAAAATCAAGATAATTCTGATTGTCAAATTTTCCCCATGCTACAATTTCATCATTACTACTTAAACCATATCCCAATGAATTTGGATTTACCTTCAATAAAAATTTTGAACCACTTTGTTCTACCGTAAGAGCATCATATTCTATTACCATTCCATTATTAAAAAATGTAAAATCATCTTTAGTCGTATCTTCAAGTCCAGTTGGAGCTGAAGCTGTCGCTGCAGAAAAACTAGCTGTTGCCCCACTCAGAATACTACCCTTATGAGCAAATTTTTGTCTTATAAAATCATTTTGACTTGTTACTCCAGAAAAAAATTGTTTTGATGCACCCTCTACTATTAATGCTGTGGTACTTTCATCTGCTCCAGTTGTGTCGGCTGAAATTTCATTCACAGAATAACTATTCAATTCATAAGAACCACTTATAAAAATACTACCAGTTACTTCATGAGTATCATTTACGTCATCTCCAAACTTAGATGAACCACTATCGTGTAATGTTTGTGAACCAGTTCGTTCCCCCTCAATTTTTCGAGCAGTAATATTACCAGTAACAGTCATATCGGATAAGGCAGATAAATTATCTCTTACAACAAAACTATCACCATAAGTTTGAGTTATTGATCCTGAAATGGAAGCATAAGATAAAACTATATTTTGAGCAGGTGTTCCTATTGTTACGCTTGTGGGTTGGTTAATATCATTAAAAACTACATCATCCGTTGTAGCTACTGACTGTCCAATACTAAGAGCAACAGATTGTTTAGTTAAACCATCTATTACGTCTGTATTAGAAACTAAAAATCCCGTTGAACCCGAAACTCTGAATGGATTTCTAAATTTAAATAACGGCATTATATTTCCCTATGAATTAAATTTACCTATACCTATGATTTCATCATCACTCTCTAAGGCATATCCTATAGAATCATTATCTACTTTTAATAATAAACTTGAACCACTTTGTTCAATTGCAATTGCGTCATGTTCCATATATTGTCCATTTATGAAAAATATAAAATCATGTTCGGTTGTTTCGGTCACTCCTGTTGGTGCAGATGCCGTAACAGCCGTAAAACTAGCAGTAGTTGTACTAAGTACAGAAGCCGATGTTTTATAATACGATTTTCTCAAATATGCTTGGTCTGTAGTAAGAGTATCTGCATAAGCTTTTACTGCATATTCTGTAGGTACTGCAGTTGTACTTTCATCCCCTAAAGTAGAGTCATTTGATATTTCATCAATAGTATATCCATTTAATATAAATGAACCACTTGTACTTAAACTTCCAGTATATTCATGAGTATCATCTATAGTATCACCAAGTTTTGTACTACCACTTTGGAATAAAATAGACGCCGAAACAAACTGAGTATGGATTTCTTTTGCAGTCAAAGTACCTGCCACGGTAGCATCACCTTGTACGGTTAAATCTCCACTTGTTGTTAATGAACCAGTTATAGCTATACTACCACTAATTCCTTGATATGTAAAAGTAGTTGGATTACCAAATACAAGAGAACTTGCAGATACCTGTGAAAAAGTTACATCGTCTGTGGTTGCAACTGGCTGTCCTATTGATACCGTTTGAGTTACTGGAGAACTACCATCAAACCCAACACCATCACTTGATAAACTAACTCCAGTTCCTGCATTCATAGTAAATGGAAAACCTACCGATATAGAAAAAACATCTTTTGGTGCCTCTATACCGACAGTTTGACCAGGAGCTGGAACATCAACTAAATCTTTCCGAGTTTTCTCTACATCCATATTGAAAACAAGTTTTTTGGGTGTGAGTTGTTTTTGAGTAGTTATCATACTATTGAATTCTTCAGGTATAATATAACCTAACATTTGAACTCCAAAAGTAGTTTTAATCAATCTTTCTTGTGCATCCATTTCACTTGCATCTGTAAAACTCTCTATTTTAGTTCTAAATCTCATCTTACCAGGTTCACCCCAATAAGCACCATCAGTATAATTAATCTTCTCTACTAATTTATTCATTTGTTCAATGTATGAAGTCCAAATTGTAAATTCATAGTTTAATATAACATAATCGGGTACAACTACATTATAATATTCTTTATTGGGTGTAACCCCAACAACTCTTGAAAATTGATCATAACGATTACTTTGAGAATATTTTTGTTGAAATGTCATAGTGTGTTTTGGGTTATTGGCATCTAATTTATCAACTGGTATATTTTCATTTTTCTCAATACTTGTTCTTTTAAATACTATTGCAGGTACGATAAGTTGTTGTCTCTTATCTCTCATAAACCCTTGTTTCTGTATACTAACCCACCGTTCTGGTGATGCATACATTACGGGTACTTGTACAGTTTCTTTATTTTCTTTTACAGATGGTTTTATAACTTCATTAAAATAGTACATTATGGCACTATCCATGTCCATAAGAGAAACAGAGATATTTTTTTGTTCATCTTTATCTCTACGGTATTCTCTGGCTCTATTAAAATCTTCTCGTAATGCTATGGAATTTAAATCTCGTCTTGCTCTACGTGATAATGGTTTAGTTCTTGCCATTAAAATGCCCTTGTTCTTTCAATATTAAGTGAATTAATTCTCGATAAGTGTGCTGTACAACTAATAGTCCAATTTTTATCTGTTTGTCCACCCACTAATTGATTCTCATTAGTTCCATTAACTTCAAAATATCCACTATTCCAACTTATAATATCACCAATATCAGGTCTAAAATTAACCTGAATCAACATATCTCTTTGGAAATGAAAACTAACGTCTTGTCTTGTATCTGGCCCGAATTCATCGGTATTCCAATCGAAATCACCTGCCTCTATAATACAGGATAATTTTACTCCTGCCTTATATACTTTACCAGTTTCTCCTGCTTCACCATACATATTGGTTTTAGTATCATAAACTGCAACCCTATATATGATTACATTTTGTCCTATAATGCCATCTTCACTTTGATACAAATTACCTACAAGTTCGTCATTAAATCGTTTTGCTAAATCCGTATCTCTTGTTGGCCAAAATCTACTTGCCATTTGTTTATCCTATGTAAATTGGGTATGGAACTTTTTTCAACTTTTCCTGTAAGAAATCTGACGCGTCTCTGTCTGCCTCTAATAGTGATTTTTGACTTGTTTGGTCTAACATTTCTCTAAGTTGTTCTATTAATTGTTCTTTTTCAGCAGAAGCTTCTGCTCTTAATGTATCACCATCTAATGTGACTTCTGAATTAGGAATAGGAATAGTTCCATATTTAGAACGAACCATACCTAATAATTCTTTAGATAAAGCTAATCCATATTTTCTAATCCATTGTTTACCAACATCATTAATATACTGGTATTGCATATTATCAAATGGTGCATTTGAAATATCAGAAACTAAATCATTAGACCCACTATAACGAGTTCTCGTTGCACTATCTCTATCTGATACCTTTACCCATTCTACAAATAAACTACCTGTATTTGTACTTGTCCAGGGTGGAAAAATTCTTAATTTATTATTAACTAACTCAAAAGAATAAGCAGATTTTCTAATCTGGTCGTTAAATTCTATTGCCTGTACTCTAAGTAAATCTGCGTATACTGGCATTAAAGTAAATGATATTGCTGGAGATGAACCTCCGAATCCAAATGCATCTAACATATTGTTTGTTTGTTGTCCTGTACCAGCATATGGATCAAAATATCTTGTTATTGCAGGATCTGCTTCATAAAATACTCGTTTTACTTCAATTGCCCCACTACCACTCTTATCTGCTACCAATGTATTTAAATCATACTCTTGTGAACCACTTCTAAGTGTTATTTTATTTTTATAAGTTTCTATTGAACCACCGACTTGAGCTTCACTACCATAGGTTTCTGATAGAAATATTTGTTCACCCATAGTATTGGCTAATCTCTTATGAGTAAAACTTGATGCTGTAGATTGTCCTTTTAAACTCAGTAAATTATCTTTTATATTGAATTGATTAACTTGAGCAGAATATTCCGTTACGGATTCTTCAAAACAAGTAAAAAATTGAGTATCTTGTATTTCTACCGCAGTTATTGGATATCCAAGTCTTTTTGCTGCCCAATTAGCAAATTTATTAGCCGAAGAAGTAAATTCATTATCAGTATCATATAAACCCCACGGGGTATCTCCTGCACTAAAACTGGAACTACCTGGCCAGATTGCTGCTGCCATCTTTATCTCCTAATATTAGAATTAATAGTTTTATCTGTAAATAAATATCAAAGCAATAAAAAAGGGTGAAGAAAAATCCTCACCCTTTTAAATTCGAGATGATAAATTCACCTCAATGTTACTAAGTCAATTAGACATAGTTTACATCTGCTACGATGACCTGTCCATAAAATTCTGGACGAACCATTTTCTTCGCGTAACGTGTCATCACACCTTTACGTGGAGTAAAGTTCTTAGGATCGTAAACAAGAGGTGTCATTATCAAAGGAACATACGGAGCATAAACCGCACCTGTTTCGAGGAAGTTACTTCCACGGAAACCGATAAGGATTTTATTCTCTAACATATATGGGTTTTTGTAAACCGTATATCTGTTATTTAACTGTCCAACTTTTTGTACACCCATAGCAAAGGACTTCTCAGTACCTTCACCAGCTGTATCAGCTGCGTATCCAGGAATACTCTCTATGATTGTTGCTGTTTCAGGTGAAACCACCATGAAATTAGCACCACCACGTAGAGTTTTCTGATGAATTGCATTAGATACTGCTTGTATTTTGTTTCCAAGAGTCTGGAACCATGCACCTTTTGTATATGCATTGGAACTACCTGAAGATTCTTCGAACAACGAAGTTGCCGAATTATATTCATATCCAACACGTGCTGACCAATTCTCTTTCTTAGCGGATGCGCCAGCAAATAACATATCAAGGATTTCTAAATCGATTTCCATTGAAATGTATTCACTTAACAGAGCTGTCAATTCAGCTTCTGCATCAACACTATGATAAGCGTTAAGGTCTTGTGCCAACTCAGGTGTCCATACAGCTTTCAACTTACGAGTTTTCGCGATGATCGGAATACTCTTTAACGCGATATCTAATTCAGGAATGTCAATATCGGTTTCAGGGTTTAGATCAATTTGAGCTGTCGTAGCTTCAAAATCTGTACGGGAATAATCTGTAGTAGCAACTTTGTGATATCTCACAACAATACCTGTTGGTACAGCAGCTTGTGATTTCAAGCAGATGAAAGATACATCTGTACTTGAAGCACTTCTTGTAGTGTATGCTGGATAATAGGCATCTATTCCAGAACCACTAATAGAGAAAGCTCTTACACCATCAGGATCGTGAGTCGGTAAGTCATTTGTTCCATCAACAGTAATTTTAACAAGACCATTATCTGCCATGTATCCAGTAGATACTGAGCTTGAAAGGTCAGGTTCAAAATCAACATCAACCCAAGCAACTGAAGCAGTTGTAAATGCATCATTTGCAACTGCAGCTCCAATAGTTAATGCATCAGAAGCGGTATCGTTGATAGAATATCCAAATTTACCAGCACCATAAAGACCACCAGTTGCATCGGTATTTGAACCTGATGTATTACCATATACATCTGCATTTTCTGTGTGTGCTCCTGTTTGGGCTGTACCGTATTTGAAGTCAAGATAGAAGATCAGTCCTGAAGGAAGGTTCATAGGCTGAACAGAAACGAATTCCTGTGCTGCTAATTCACCAAAAATCCTACGAACTAATGGAAGGGCTACGCCACTCCATTCTTCAGCATTTTGGCCACCAGTTCTGGACGCTTCATCAATTAACTGACGTGCTTGGTTCTCTAAAAGAACTGCCATACCATTAACTTGATGTTCAGCTTCCATACCTTCTAAAAGGCCTGTTGGCTCCCATTTCTTAACTAACTTACGGGTTTGTTCTAACAACTGACGTTGAGGATTATATCCATCCATCAACTTTTCAATTGTTGAAGTTTGTTTACTCATTTTTTTTCTCCCAATAAGAAAAGTTTTAAATTATGTTTGCTAATTTCTTGAACCTAGCTCTAACATCATCACCTTCAGAAATTACTTCTTTAATAGGTTTAGTTGAAGCAACGGCTTTAGAAGATGAACCTTTAGATTCTTTAATCGGTCCAGATTTTATCTGACCAAAAGATTCTGCAAGTGTTGAGAAAACAAGTTTAATTTCCCTAAGATTCTTAGTTCTATCAAAAGTTTCAACAACTTTCATTTTCTGTTCGTTACTTAAACCGTACGCACGGAATAATTTGTTAGTGAACAATAGTTTTGCGTTCAATAAATTAACTTCGTTAAGTTTAGCACGTAGATATTTCACAACATCTCTATGCTCTTTTACTTCTTTTTGAAGTATAGCTATCTCTTCCACGTCAGCTTCTTCTTCATCTTCCTCAGAAAGTGCTTTCAACACTTCTTCAAGGTCAATGTCTTCAGTATCAACTTCAGCTTCTTTTGCTGGTTCGTCATCTTCTACAGATGTACCTGCATCAGGAGTTGATTCAACTTTAGTATCTTCAGAATTCTCAGAACCTTCTGGTTTATCAGAACCTTCTGATTCAGGACCCTGTCCAACTTTAGACGAATCTGAACTATCAGTTGAAGGTTCTTTGTTATCGGCATCGCCGATATCAGAAGAATCTTCTACCTCAGCCACTTTTTCGTGACCGTCTTCAGTACCTTCATCTTCATATTCTTCAGATACTTCTTCTTCATCATCTTCATCTTCTAATTCACGAAGAATAGCTTCAAGATCGAGTTCATCAACTGAATCGTCATCTTCATCAGTTTCTTCTTCTTCAGAAACGTCAAGAACATCTTCATCCTCATCTTCGAGGGGAGCATCTTCTTCGACTTCTTCTTCATCTTCTTCAGAAACTACAGGTGCATACATTACACCATCGATTTCGATTACTTCTGCAGGAACGTCTTCATCTTCATCTGATACTTCATCATCTTCATCAGATATTTCAGGAGCGGGTTCTTCTACAGGAACTTCATCATCTTCAGCTGAAAATTCAGGAGCTTCTTCATCAGAAACTTCATCATCTTCTTCTTCGATTTCGTGTTGAATCTTCTTTGCCAACATTGATTTTAAACGTGGAGTAAATGCTTCTTCAAGTGCCATTTTAGCATTAGCTAAGGCTGTTTCACGAACTGCTTTTGCGTCTGCGATGGCTTCTTTCAATAAGTCATCCATTTTATTTCTCCAATAGGATTTCAATATAGTTATTGGGAACTATAATTTTATTATTATTATTCAGGTACACTATAAGAAGTACGAATGTACAATAGTGTATTTCGTTTTATATAAATATATACAAATTAAAAAAAAAGTCCCTTATCGGAAACTTTTTTCATCGCGTAATCTATTATAAAAATTACGTCTTTTAGCTCTATTTTTCTTTTCTCTACGTTCTTCTGATGGTTTTGTGTAATATTGTCGTTCTTTCAACGTAAATAAAAAACCATCTTCTTTTACTTTTTTCTTAAATCTTGAAATTGCTCTCTCAATCGATTCATTTCTTTTTACTCTTACTTCTATCATTTATAACCTCTACTCATTTTAATTATCTATACTTTTTTCCAACTTCTTTTCTAACTTCTCTATCCATTCTGTTAATGATTTTTTCCCACTGCCTTTTATATTTCACTATAATTTTTGGTACTTTTTTATTATCTTTCCAGATATCATCATTACCCTTCCAATATTTTACAACACCATTCCACCTTTTCATTAACATACTAACAGCAGTTTCTACATCTTCCGTTACTACGTTTTTCGATTGATGTTTTTCCATCTCACTTTTTAAAGTAGGTAATGGTTCACCAAATTTTCTTTCGTTTATTAATTTTTTTAGTTTAATCATTAGTCTGTTTCTTTTTCTGCTTTATAATTTTTATCTACATAATTAAAAAGGTCTTTTTTCTTCTCATCATCTAATTCATCTGGAGAACTTACACCAAACTTTGCCAGTGCTTTCTTAAAAAATTCTTCATAATCACCTTCTTCAATTGAATTACCTTCATAAGTTTCATCATCATGAGTTTCATCGTGACCAGGTTCATGATCTTCAGCATCCATTTCATAATAACGACCTACAATATGTCCCATATCTTCATACAATGCACTCATTCTTTCTTGTAAACCTTGTGCTTCTTGAGCGAATTTACCAAAAGATTTTGATAATGTTGTAAGTTCCTTCATATTACGATTTACAGTAACTTTATCAAACCAATCATCAGTTTCACTTAATGTATATGTTTTTGCTTTAGTAGCAATTTCAGAAAGATTACTTGCAATTTCTTTTAGGTTTTCTTCTCTATGAAGTAAATTACCCATCTTAGAAAATGAACTCATTGCTTCTTTTATTTCTTTAGCAGAAACTTTCTCTTGAGTACCATAAATATCTTCTACAATATCGGAGAGGCCTATTCCACCACTACCACGATTTATTGCTGGTACGGAAATCAAACCACCCACAAGTGAAAAGTTTTCTTTTATTAAATCTTTTAATTTTGCCATTATTATTCTCCTATTACTATATAAATATAAGTTATCTGGTTTTTCGACCACCTAAATATTTACGAAATCTTTTTTCTACTTTACTCCATAATACTTGTAGCATCTCTCTAACACCTTTACTTGTATCACGAATATCACCTTGTTTAATACCACGAATCAAATCCATAGCATCATACTTACCACCTTTTACACCACTTAACATTATTGCAATGGCTCTTTGAGATGATTTATTAAAAATCTGGCCCATTTCTTTTACATCTTGTTGAACGTGTTTAGCGGCTTCTGCATTTGAATATGATTTACCATGTACCGAAAACTCTTCTATACCAGCCTTCTGAAATTCTTCGAATAATTTCGTCAAATCATCAGATTGTTCATCTAATCTAAAGTCTTTCCAAGTATCCCACATATTTTTAGTATAGTTCATATTTTATTCCCAACCTTCATCTTGTAAAAATTCAATACCACTCATAGCCTTTATAGAGTATTCTCGTCTTGCATTATCTAAAGATAACCAAGTTTTATATACTACATTATTATTCACATTATAAATTTTCTTTTTATAAAATTTAGTAAGTGTATTTAAATCCTTATCAATTTTTTTTGCCATTTTTACTAATCTAACCACATCTGATTTTTTTATTTCTTTTGCTTCATTTAAATCTTCTTCTTTTACAAATGATTTTCCATGACCAGTAAAAATTTTACCCATTTGGATAGTTCCACCAAGATTAGTATCTAACTTAATACTCTCATTTATAGAACAACAAGGTTCTCCGTGGCCACAATTCTCACAACAAATATCTTCAATTATAAGGTCTTTTAACTTAATCATTTTAAAGCTCTCAGTACTTCTTTGGGTTTCACATTTCCATCATCCATATAAGCTATATCTTCTGGATTCTTTATAATTTTTTGTATGGTTCTTTTTTCTGATGAAGAAAGTTTAAATATATCATCATAATTAATCATTCTATCAGGTGAATGTCCAACTCCACTAACATATTTTCTTACCATATTAAAATAAACAATTTTCCACTTACCCATAGATTTATCTACAACTATCTCTATTTCTTTCCGTCTACCACCAGATCCAGGAAGAGCACTTCCTATTTTAACTGGTGAGGTTGCTTCTAATAAATCCATTAACTTAATCATTAGTTTTCTTTCGTAATTATTTCTAAATATTTTACAGCTAAATGTTTCTCTCTACCGTATTTTCTATGTTCCCATTTCTTTTGTAAACTTATTGGTAAATCTTCTTCATTCATTCCTCTATTCACAAATGAAGCAACTCGTCGTGCATCAACGGGACGAACTTTTCTATATCTAAATTCTTCAAGTGTTTTTAACCATTTAGATACTTCTTTTACAGTACATCTTTTATTTACAAATTCTAACTTATCTATACGTCTTTTTCTATCCCAAATATTTTTATTACGTTTATTACCAATCCATACATTCTTATTTCGATCTAATTTTGTAATAACTGCAGGTAATTTTTGTAAATCCATAGAACTAATTCTAAATTTAATATAATCATCTCCTACTCCATCTACTTTACCACCTATAATTTTAATAGTACGCTCTAATCTTTTCTTCAATCTACTATCAAGTAAACCACCTAAACGGTATTTATTAAATCCTTCATTTACGGATTCTTTTTTCTGAAGTGTTTTCTGACCAAATCCTCTTATCTTATTCAATGCTTTAAATCCACGAGCTATTTTATTGGTATCTGCCCATTTTCCTAATTTTATATCTTTCGGTGCTGATAGATACCATAAATCACCCTTTTTATCAACTTCAAGTTGTAAAGTATACTTTTCTTTTCTATCAAAACCTCTTTGCTCTACATCAATAAAAAATCCAACCTTATCTCTACTTTTACTAAATCCACGTTTCATTTGTTTGGCTGTTTTAGGTTTTAATCCTGCTTTTCTCATTGACTTAACAATACCGCCTAAATAAACATCTATACCAATATCTTCATCTACTGATTCTTTTTTATCTTTCTCATATTTGTCTTTAATTGCACCTATTTCTGCATGTGATTTTCTTTTACCTGCGGCTTGTTGTATTTTCCTCATTCCTTCTTTACCATATTTTTTTACACCAGCACGATACATAATACCACTTTCTTTTACGGATTCTAACATTTTATTTGTAGAAATCTTTTTTATTTGTGGAAGTAATAATCGTAATTTTTTCTCTAACTCTATTTCAAATTTATATAAGTGTCCTGAAACCATTCCGAATTTTTTATTAAAAGGGCCGTCATCCAGTATTTTTCTAAAATTTTTAATTCCATAAATAGCAGTAGTTAATGATGAACCCATTTCCTTATAAGCTTGAACTGCCCGTCTACCTTCAGTTACGGATTCACGTGGACGAATCAATTTCTTATATTTATTCTCTATTTTACTCATCAGATATCTAAGTTCTTGAAATATTTCATTTCTTTCTACCGAGCTTGGTAATTCTTTCTTAACAAGTTTATCATAATCACGAGCAAATATTTTAACTATTTTGTTAGCTTCTCTACTCATACTAGCTTCATTTATGGATTCATTTTTCCAATTATTTACTCCACCGATTTTTAATTTACCATCTGCTCGTGCATTAAATTTCTCAGGTGCTATCTTTTGTATTCCAACTAAAATTGTTGCTACTACCGCATCATATGGTTTTCTATTAGTTTTAGTAAATCCCGAATTTCTTTGTGCTTTCTTAGTAAGTAAAAAAGTTTCATGGTCTAAATCATTTTCTCCATCACCATTTAGATATATTTGTTTATTATCTATCTTAGGTTTACCTTTTCCCCAACCATCTCGTATTACAATTCCACCTCGTTTGGCTCTTTTAATTGCAGTTTTTGCAAGTCTAACAATCTTAGTCCACTCTTGTGGAGTAAAATCTCCTGTATGTTTCCAATAATTAGTATATCCTTCGGTAAGTAGTGTAATTTCTTCATTTACGGATTCTCGTAAACCCACATTTTTTCTCATCATTTTTACTTTATCTTTTAAATAATCTAAATGTTGTACAACTAATTCTGAATCAACGTCTCTTTGATTGAGTTCTTTGTACATATCCATAAGGTCATCAGCTAAATATTTAGCATTCATTTTCAATAAACGAATTTTTGTTCTCGGAATCTCTGATGGAATTGCTTCATTTACGGATTCATCTATATGTGGATTACTCTCACGTCCTTTTGACCAACTATTCATTAGGCCTGCAAATGGAATAACTTGTTTTTTAAAATTCTTTAAAATAATTCTTCCATCTGTCCTATCACCACTTATCTTAGTAACACTTTTGGCTAACTTCATAACTTCTCTTGCAAAAGCTTCGTATGTTTTATAATACTTACTATATACATCACGATATTGTCTCTTTGTAGATTCATTTACGAACTCTGCAGTTAAAGTAGGACGAGATGCTTTTTTTGTAATTTTTTCAAATTTTAAACCTTCTTTTCCTAATAATTCTTCTAAACCTTCTAAACCTTTACCTTCTTTAACTTTAACATCTATTTCTTCACCATTTTCTAAGGTAACTTTATATCTCTCTAAACCAGTTGACCATGTTTCATTTACAGATTCCCAACCAGTAAAATCTTTATTCCATCTCCACATTCCACTTGCTGCTCTTACATATTTTTCTTTTGTTAATAGTTTCCAAGATTTTGCTAATTCTCTTGAACTTGGATTACCATTACTTCTATAAATTGCTTTGATGTGTTTTTTAGATGGTAACTCACCCCTTTTCTTTATCAACTGAGTTATATATTTTTTTGGAATAGGGCCTGGACGAAACATATCTTGCCAAAAAGAAACTGCACTTTCATTTATGGATACGGATTCTGCAATATCTTGTGAATTGTAATTTATCGAAAAATCACCATCAAAACTAGCTCCCATACCAGCCTTTTTAATATCTTTAACTATTTTTTTTGCTAATATAGCAATTTTCTTTGATTTTTGGTCTAAATCACCTCGATATAATTCTACAAATTCATAATTTGGTTTAATAGAATATGCAAACTCTTGTCCAGATCGTATCTTTCTAGCTATACTTGACCACGAAGACATACTCCCACCTCCAGAAATTGGTTTTATCCTATGTTTTTTCATTACTTTTTTAACAAGTTTCGCACCATCTTTGTACCAGGACGGTACTGCTTCATTTATGGATTCTGTTATACCAATTCTTTTTAATACTTTTTCCCATTCTTGGGGCCACATTCTCATTCTTTTTCGTGGATTTAATTTCCAATATAATTTCCAAATCTTTTTAGAATCTTGTGGTTTTAAATCTAATTCTTTTTTCATATGTTTTGCAAAAGCTCGTTCACCACCACCTTCTTGATAATGTTCCATTGAATTTATCAACTGATCAATTAAAAAACCTAAACCAACATCACCAACTGATGCACGCTCTTGTTTTAAACGACTTTTTTCAGCTCTTCCACGATTTTTAGATTGTGTTTCAAATCCCACAATTTTGCCTCCCTTATGTGATGCATCTTTACCATCACCATTACCATATGTACCTTTTTTTCTATTATACTGATTTAACTCAGCTCTATATTTCTTTGCTTTATCAGATGACTGAAATTTCTTGTATTCTGCTTTATAATCTCTCTTTGCAGCTTCTTTTACATCTGAAATTCCAGATAATGTATATCCTAACTGTTCTGCGTTATCTTTTCTCCATTGTTCAAATTCTTTTATTCCTTTTGCATCTAAAGTATCTTCACTACCAAATCCTTCATCTACATCTTCATCTACTTTATGTTCTCTATCTTCAGGTCCAGTTCCACCAGGTGATTTTAATTTATCACCATCTACTGTATGTGTATATCCACAACTTTCTAATTCAGTACGAATCGCATCTCGTATTTTTCGTAAAGTTTCTTTAGCTACCTTTTCTGGCTTACCATCATGTTTAGTAGATGCATAATCTTCAGCATCTGAATCGTCCATTTGATCTGCTGCATCTTTCACTTTATCAGAAACATCTGATGGTGAAAGTTCACCTTTTTGTACCGCGTGAACCATTCCCATGAATCTTTGTTGGGATTTAGACTTGGCAGGCATTATTTTAATTTTCTTATTACTGTTTTTACTATTTTAAGGTAATTAGCTAAATCTCTTCTGAGATTACCACTATGTTTGTACCGTGCCTTATTAGGAATTGATCTATCCTCATCACCCTTTTCATCATAAGCTTCAATTGCGACTATATCCTGTGGGCCACTTCCGCCTGGACTTGTAGCAGCTAAAGTTTCCCAAGGTGTTGCATAAAATTGTTTTTTAGTTTTTTTATTATACCAACTCCAATTATCATTTCCTTGTCTATCAACTTCAAATCCATATCCATTAATTTTCGTACGCCTTAGTTTTTTCGCCATAGCTTTTTGGCCGTCAAAATCATCTTCTCTATCTTCATTTAATTGTTTTCCACCAATTCTTTTATATTGTTCCCTGAAATTAATCATTATGATCTAAATCCTTTCCGTACTTTAATAGGTGGAATTATATATGTTTCTAATCCATTTTCACCACCACCATATTTGGTTGCAGTTTTTTTCGATGTTTTACCTGTCTTGTTTGTGGATGATTTACTTCCACCTCCGCCACCACCACCACTATTATACATATCTTCTAACGATGCCATTTTATTCTCCTCGAATAATTTGATTAATTAATTCCTCTGCTTTACAATATGTACCACAACTTCTACCTTGTGTTCTATCTACACCCTCACTTATAGGATGCATAAATGCTCCGTGTGTAGATGGATTAGATACAAAGTCAAATGCTATCAACTCAAAATCATTTCCAACTTTCATCATTGGTTGTTTTCCATCATCACCTTCTACTGTCTCTACTGAACCCATTCCACGAGAACTGATACCGAGTTTTATTCCATTTTTAAATAATTCTCTTAAAATCTTACCTGCAGGTGTGGTTAAAATCTCTACAGTACCTAACAAATTTAAACCTTCAAAATGCATTTCAGTAACATTATGAGATACATTTTGTAAATTCACTACTGAACTATCTGGATGGTCTAATTCTCCCATAGCTCGAGATTGTTTTATAAAATTTTCATTATAATTCTTTGCTTCTCTTGTTAAAATTTCTCTTGGATACACTCTACCATTTTGATTTTTTGCATCTGCCCTTTGTAATACACCTTTGACAACCAATTTTCCATTATTTTCTTTCATGGACTCGGTAACTTGATGTTTTGATATATCAAATGGTATGTAATCTACAATTAATTGTCTCATTATTTCACCCTTTTTGTTATTTTAACCATATCTCTCATAAAGGCCGTTACATGTTTTGTATATGAACTTACTAATTGAGTTTGTAATCTATGGTTTTTAGGATCGGCCTGTAATCTATCACTCAACTGATACATTGCCTTACGATATCTTCCTTCTATAGTACCCAATGCCCTTTCAAGTTTTTTAGCTTTTATTTTATCTTTAGTATCTTCAGATACCTCTTGATATCCACTTCCGCTTGCAATTGACTTTCTTCTGTCCTTGCCCTTACCTGCACCCCAATATGGCGTATCATAAGTTCCACTTCCACCATAGTCTACACCCGCGGAAGCTGTAGTAGATGCTTCTTCGATTTCTTTTTTAATTAAAGTACGAAGTAATTCTAAAAATCGACCTCTATTTATCTTCGTGGACATTATCTAATTCCTTAATAAGTTCATAGTATCTCATCAAAGCAACAACATGAGAATCTTTTACATATTTACCTTGAGTTGCTGTATCCGTATGGGTTATAGCTTCAGTTAATTTAATTTTAGTTATTTTATCATTAACTTGACGTAAATGTGATTTTAAGATAGTTTTTACTTTTACAACTTCAGCAGCTATGAATTCTTTTAAAGAATTAGTATTAGAAAGATTATTGATATATTCCCTCAATAAATCTTTTTGATCTTCACTTAAAGTACTGTATTTTTTATTGAATTTATCAACTAATAATTGATAAGTTAATAATCTGATATCTTCATCGTTTTTAGAAAAAGATGTTTTTGATTTTTTTCTGGTATGACCAGGAGAGGTAATATTTTCCATTAAAGTAACTTTGCTATCAGTTTCTATGACAGCTCCATAATCTTTACGGGAAGATTCTCCCTCAAATATATTATAAATTGAAGCCAATTCCTTATAATTAGGAATTCGTGAATTAAAAAATGCGGTTAAATCATAATTTTCTTTAATTACTTTAATTAAATTATATTTCTCATTCTTCAGCCGTCGATTTGATAATTTTCTTCGATTTTTAATTACTGCCTCTACTAATATTTCAGCATGTTTTAAATTTTTGTACTTTTGTTCCAATAAAATTTTATAAAGTTCATTTTCTTTACCCAATTCAGTTTTAGAATTGAAATATTCCTTCAAAATTTTAATCGAAGAACTGTTTTTTTCGTTGTTCAACACATCAACAGTTATTTGACGAGTTATCAACTCAAACAAAATCCCAGTATTTTTAATTTTGTTATGTTTTTTATTATAGGACATTAATTGCTCCGTTTAAATACATTTTTATCGTACATATATAAATATAAAAACTTCAAATAAATATACACATATACGTTATTCTTTATTTACAAAGTCTTGATATTCATTATCAATTTCATCCGACTCATTTGTTTCTTTTAGTATCTGTTTTTTAGAAATCTTCATAGTTTTTTTCAATACATCATAATGAGAAAGTGCCAATGGAACTTTTTTCCGACCTAACGGATCTCTACCTCGTGCACTACCATCTTTTTCAAATTTACTCATCTCTTTAGGTCTACCTGCACCTGGTTGTCCACCTTCTGGTGCCCCACCTTGATCAAATATTGAACCCATTGCTGTATCGGGTGGTTCTTGTTGACCTTCTTCTCCAGTTGTTCCTATTGCTGCCAAATCACTTGGAGTACCAACTGATTCTTCACTTTGAGCTGGATCATTACCCTCAACTGAAATCTGTTCAAATCTAAATTTCTGTTTTTGATCTTTTACTAATTCTTTCTCTAAATCTTTTATTTCATCATCACTAAAATTGAATACATTTTTATATACCCAATCAGCTGGAAGTAATTGATTATCTTTTACATCACGAGCTAAATTAACTTTATTTCCCCACAATTCAAGTTTTTCTTGTTCATAAATTGTAGATGGATTTGTTAATGTTAATTCAAAGTTTACCAACTCCTCATCTGTAAATCCTTGTGCATATAAATGAACAACTGCAATCTTTGTTAATTCACTCACAATAATTCTTTGAATTCTCTCAATAGTTCTTGCAAATCTAACATCCTCTGCTGCTAATGTTGCTTTACTACCAAGTGATTCCTCATATCCAAGAAATGCTTTTGGAATACGAAGTGCTGCCAATAATCTATTTTTCAAATACTCTATGTCATCAGTAGTTTCATATGTCATACCTGGAAGATTATCAATTTGAGTTCCACTATCTCCACCACGAACTGGTAAGAAAAAATCTTCCGTTAAATTCTGTATATTGAATTTCAAATTATAATCACCTGTACTCTCATCTATAAAAGGAGTTTTCTTCATCTTATTGATTATTCGTTGCATATAATTATCAACTTCGTTTGGTGGAATATTACCAATATCAATTTTGAAAACTCTCTTTTCGGGAGCTCTCATTACACGGTGAATCAACATAGCATCTTCCATCAATGTTGTTTGTTTCCAGACTTTCCGTGCTCCTTCTAACATTGATTTACCATACGGAACTAAATTACTATCACTCAATAATCTAAAATGTGCAACTTGGAAATTCTCAAATTCTATTTTTCCATGCTGACTTTGCATAGTATGTAAATAAGGATGAGTTTGTTCCATAGTCTCTAAATAAAATTTTGTATAGTATGGATTCTCTGGATCTTCACCTTCTGCACGAATAACTTCATATGGTGATAGAGGAATCACATTTGTAATTCCATACTTATCATTTATATCTAAATGTAAAAAGAAATCTCCATACTTACACATATTTCTTACCCAAGGCCACAAATTGAATTCTACATTCAATATATCATAAAATAAATTATGTAGAATCTCATAGATATTATCATTATCACTATGAATCTCTACTACATTTCCATACTCGCTTTTCATTGTGGATTCATCTGAATAAATGTCAAGTGCACTCGATATAATAGAGTCTGCATCCATTGTTTCATAATCCTTGAATAATCCAAGTCTGGCGGCCATTATTTGATGTACTGTAGAATATCCAGTACCTATCAAATCTAACCCACTATGTAATTTAGAATATCTATCTACAAGATGACTTCTCACCCCATGTTGTAGCATATCAGTATCTGCAATTTTTAATTTACGTCCTCCAACATTTCTTACAATTACATTTGTTGAAAATAGTCGTTTTAATCGACCAAATAGTGTTTTGTCAGCCATTTTTAACCTCGCTTACAAGAGCCATTCTAATGACTCTTTCTTTTGATTAACATCCCATTCCCAGGAATCATTTTTATTTTCTTGTGGTGTATATAAACCATCAAGTTCTATATGACTAAGAGTTTTCTTAGTAATTTCTATACCTTCTTGTCTTAATCGCAAAGCTGTATCTCTAACCCACAAACCTATAGCAAAAGACATAACCAAATCATCGTTATATCCTGCCATTGCTTCTGCTCTATTATTATGATAAATAAATGTAAATAATTCATCTACCAATCTACTTGAATGAACCTCTACTGATTCATCCCTAAAGTATTCCTCTAACTTTGCAATAATCAAAGGTCTTGTTCTCGTGGTGGTACTAAAACCAGCCACCATATTTTTTTCTACCGCTCCATATCGATTATTCAACTGATGTTGAACATCAACATATTTCAAATCTTTGCTCGTATAAAATAGATTAGGATAATCCCTATCTATTACTTGTTGGATAGTTGCCCATCCAATGTTATTGTTTTCTATAATTAGTAAGGCATCATTATATTCCGTTGCAATACTAACCAACATATTTCCAAAATCCTTAGTATTTATCCTACCTTTATACTCAGCCACTTGTTCTACTTTTTCTACATCAATAACATGAAATGCACTATAATCTGCACTATCTCCTCTACCTACATCAGCACACACTACATAACTCTTTGTATAATTAGGTGGCTCCCAAACCCAAATATTACTATCAATACCACGCTTTTCCATTGGTTCTCTAACCATAGTTTCTCTACAATTCTCTAATATCATACCTTCTATTACAGTAGTTCCAGAGGTTAGAAAATCACAATCACATTCTTGTGCTGCCATTGTTGCACCTAACAAAGTATCTTGTTCATCTCTCCACTCTTGATCTCTATCAGGATGTACCGTCCAATGTAGTTTAATAAAATTAAACATTCCACTACCTTCTTCTGCATCAACCCAATTTTTATGAAACCAATTACCAACACCATTTGGTGTGGATAATGCTAAACATTGTCCACCTGTGGTTAATGTTTGTTGTGCTGCAGTCCATATCTCATCTATCTTATCTATAAAAGCTGCTTCATCTAATACCAATAAAGATAGTGCTTCAGAACGAGCTGCTTCTGGACCAGATGCTACGGCCTTTATTTGAGAACCATTTTTATATCGTAAATTTAATTTATTGTCCTCTACACATTGCTGTTTCAACCAACTCGGTAAATTTGCATGCATCACACGAACTTTTGTTACTAAATTCTTTGCCACATCTTGTTTAGTTGCAATTACAAGAATATTCTTATCAGAATGAAACGTCATCATCCATAAAGAGTATCCAGCAGTAATGGTGGATATACCAAGTTGTCTTGCCTTTAATATTATATTAAAACGATTTTCCTGAATTTCATCAATGGTTTTTTCTTGAAAATCATACAAATCAAATGGTATTTTCCCTTGTATTGGATGTTGAATCATACAGAATTTTCTCATAAAATATGAAGGATCTTTTACACATTTTATGTATTCTTGTTTAATTACTTCCTTGAGAGGTGTAGGATTTGACATTAGTTAGTTACTTGGCCGGCAAGGTACACAGGTACCACGACGGACACTACTCCATAGGTAAAATATAACCACTTATTTTCATACCAACTTGGTTTCACTAATTTTACCTTTTTTTCTATCAATTTTGACTTTTCTTCCAAATCTGCAATCGTTTTATCTTTATTTACGATTATTACTGAATCTGTTTGGGCACTTTCTTCTAAATTCTTAATAATAGAGTTGAGATCATTGATAATTTTAGTATTTAAACTATCTTTAACCTGCAAATCCGTTATTTCTTTAGTAAATCCCAAAACTTCTTTTTCTGTAAAGTTAAAAGTCTTTTCTTGTGAAAACACCAGTCCTACTAACAATAATATTTTGATTAAATTCTTCATATATACATATATATCAGTTTACTTAGAAAATTTCTTCAAAAAGTTTACCGCCTCATCTACATCACCGATTTCAGAGGCTTTTTGTGCCTTTTTAATATCTAATTTAGTAGATTCAACCTCTTTTTTCAATTTTTTCACTTGAGTTTTGTTTATTTTCTTCTTAGACTCAAGTTGTTTAACTTTTTTCTCAGTTAATTTTACTTCTTTATCTTTTTGTTTGATAACATCATCAAGTTTTTTAAGTTCTTCTTTTTTCTTCCCTGAAAATAAAGTACCTAGCCCTAATACAGCTAATAGTCCCCCTAAAAATCCCAATATTGCTTTCCACACCTTTATCATTTAGTTTCTCCTAAATATGAAAGACCTGCATTATGTACAAGTTCATCCATTGTTACGTTTTCTTTCTCGAATTCTTCATATTCTTGTAAATCCATCAATCTTCCAATAATTCTATGATATACACTTAATATCTCATCAACATCTTTATCATTTCCAATCTTACGTTGGTATTCTTGGGCTACTTCACCAAGAGTTGCAGTCATATCCATTAATTCAAATATAATTTCTTCAGGTAGTATTAGTTTTCTGCTCATCTTCCAACTCCGTTTCAAGTTCTTCTATATACTCTCTAGCTTCTTGGACAAGTTTATCAAAATTTTCTTGTCCCATTGACCAATCTTCCCTCTCAACATTCTTTTCTACTACACCAACTTCATTGAAAAACTCCGCCTTACCACCTGTTTTTTCAAAGTCATCAATACTTTGTTTTAAATCTTCTAAATATGCCTTTTTATTTTCTAATACTTTACCCTTTTCATACTTTTCATACTCTCCATTCATACGAAGTTTATTTTCCATCTCAACATGACAATCAAAACATTGATTTTCAAGTCTCCAAAACTTAGTATCAAGTTTTTTCTTCATTGTCTTTTTACATGCTGGACAAAACCAAGGCATCCTTGCTTCTTTCATCACCTCTGATAGTGGGGATATTTTATCTCCTTGTTTTTCTGGTTCTTTACCACTATTATATCCAACCATTATTCGTTTTTCAGGATTTTTTCCCGTTAACAAATCACCCAAGACTTTATTTTGTCTTTCTGCTTCCTTACTGTAACCCATAATATCTCCTAACCGAACTTCAAACTACCAAGTATCTGATTAATTGGTGCAAATGCTCCTGTAAATTTATACATTTTACCTTTATACTTAAACACCACACCCTCACTTGGAACAACTGCTTCTAATCCACCAATTGCCTGTAATTTCTCTATTTGTATTTTTAATTTCTTTAACTTATCTACACTACCACCACTTTTCAAATCAGATAAAGCTTTAATAACTTCTTTTCTAATTTTTTGAGTAGCTGTTGATGGTGAAGCTGCCATAAACCCACTTATATTTTTCAATATTTCTGCACCAACTTGAAAAAATAAAATTTCAAATGGTTTTATATTATTTTTGAAAATCTTTTGAATATCATTTTTATCTGTTGATACTATCCAATCTAAAAAGTCAGGTTCATCTTTAAAATCTTTTCTAATATCTCTTATCTTATATGATTTATCAAAAAATGCCCAACGATTGACCAAACTAACAAACTGATTTGGTTTTAAACTAATTCCAAATTGTTTAGATGCGTTAAAAACATACTCTCTCCAAAAAGCTTCGTGATATTCTCCTAATCGATCTGAATCTTTTAATGCATAATGTGATTGTAATTTAGTTAACTTTCCTAAAAATGATCTTTTCTTTCTACCAAAATCTTGATGTTTTGGTACTGTAAGAAAATTTGGTTTACTAATCTTAAATCGTTTCTGTATATTTGCATTTATTTGTCTAATCATACCTTCTAACATTCTAGCAGAATCTCTGGGTTGTCCAATTGGTTTACCACTATCATCATATTCTATGGCTCCGTGGAATACTATCTCTGCTACATCATAATCAATTACATTAGCAGTTTTAGGATACATTATCTCTAAATTCATCCACTTACTACCATTACCAAAAACTTTTTCTTTCTGTTTATCACTTAATCCACCAACGCCTCGTTCTAAATCCTTCATTGCACCTACAAATGCCTTCTCAATATCACCTCTACCACTAAATATACTTTTAACACCACTTGTAGTGGGAGCTGATTTACCGTGATTTTTCAAATGGCCTTTATTACGAGCTGCCCTCAATTCACCATCAACCCAACTGATCATAAGATTTTGACCATCAAGTTTCTCTGTAACATTATCTTCTCGGTCAAGTTTTCCTCCTAACCCATTAATAATTATCGTTTTCAAATCTGAAAATGTAAGATTATTATCATCAAATGGATGACTCATGTGTCCATAGGCTCCGCCCATAAGTAGTAACTCCTTTGTATCATTTGTTATGTCTATTTGTTCTTTTAATTTTTTAATTTTTTCTGCACCACTCGTAGCTCGGTTCATATCTATAGTAACCGAATCACCTATATCTACAGTTGGTTCTCCAAAGTATTTTATAACTTCCCAACCCAATTTATCAACTATACTATTTATATGTTTTTTCCACTTTGGAAATGGATTATCTACACTATCGGTATTTTTTGTATTTTGATTTATCGTATGACCAAAAGTAACCGTAGGTGTTCTTTCCATCGCTGCAAAACTATAATCAAATGCAGGATCAACAATTCCTTCTGTATCATCAGAAAGTATATCACCAACTACTTTCCAACCTAATATACTTGCGTGTCTTGGTGAAATTCGTTTATAATCTGAAAATGATTTAAAAAAATCATACATTCCCTCATCAGATAAACTTGATCCCTTAAAACTTGAACTGAATCCGCTTACTTCTTTTATTAATTTTTTAACTTCTGGCTGTGAATAAAATTCATATAATTTTCTAAATTTATTAGTCATCATATTAAAAACACCCTTATCAAAATAACCAAACATCTTTTTAAATAATTTTTTTCTTTTTCCACCACCTTCATATTTAGAATGACCTAAAAGTTCTCTCATAGAAGTTCCACTAACCTCTAATCCACCTGCACTTATTGAAACATGAGGTGCTGAACGAACATATCCATGTTGTCTCCACCCAACCATTTTATTCTTATTCTTTTTATAATCTTTAAAGTATTGTCCACCCGATAATCTTTCACCCTCTTTTTCACCAAATATATAAATTACTGCTGTAGTTTCAGAATCAAACTTTTTAAGAACATTTCCTGCCTTATAAGGTGTTCTTTCTTGTATAATACGATTTTTAGGAATACCCATTTTAACCATATGACGAACTTTTTCTCTAAAATTCATTGGATGACGTGGTAATGATTTAATATTAGATGTAGTGATATATGCATCATCTACTTTGGATTGTAACCACTTAAAGGTTTTCAAATGGTGGGGCCCAAACGGTTGAAACCGTCCACCGTATACACCTACGACTTTTTTAATTTTTGATTTTTCTTCTATCACATTGGTTGTAAAATCACCTTTCTCACTAATGGAATATACAACATTTTTACTATATAAGTCAAGCTCTTTTTTTAATTTTTTTATTTTTTCTTCCATTGGTAACTTTACATTTTCACCAAGTAATCTTAATAATTGAGTCATTACAGCTGGATTTCGAGAAAGAAACGTTTGTAATTTTCTAATATTTCTTATATAGCCTTTTGGTACTAAATTCTTATCAACCAATTTTTGTAATGCCTTTTTAATTTTTGGTTTATTTATAAATTCATCTAATTTCTTTACTTTCTTATACCCACTCAACCTATCAGTTTTATTTTTATTGATTCCTTTTCTACTGGGTGATGGAATCACTCCTGCAGGTGCTCCAAATTCTTCAAATATATCACCCACATCATGTTTATACGTCTGAATAAGTTGATATTTACCTCTTGAGTCTTTTCTTTTTGCCTTTTTCATCTCGCGTCGAGCAGCACTTTTAGAACCTTTAAACTGTACGACTTTCTTACCTTTTATTATTTTATAAAATCCATACATTTTTGATGATGAGATAGCATCCGAAACTACATCTGTATCCTTGTCTTTAATAGCACTTTTCTTCTTTTTCTTATCCGTAGTAACATATGTATCGTATTTATCACTTGGTGAATGTTCATATTGACGAACTTTTAATTTAATCTTTGATTCATAATCGTTTGGTAAGGTATTCTCTATTCCTAAAAACTTAACTGCTCCTGGTATCAAATATAAAGTTATTTCTCTTTTATTCAAATTCATCATTAACTGACTTGAAGTCCAGAGTTTATTTTGAGCTCTAACTAAATCAAATTTAGCACCTCTATCTTGAGTATGATTATAAAATGCAGGAAAGAATTTTTTATAATCTTCCTCTTTAGATAAAATATCTAATGCATTTTTCGCCCTTAACTGAGAAGATAATTTATCGGGCCCTCTTTGATAACCTTGTTCTGGATGTTGAACTCCATGATTTGCCCGTACTACTGGAGAACTTTCTATATCGTGTATTGTTACCGCTGGTTTAACTCGACTTGTATTCTCTATAATAACTACTTTTTTACCATCGCTTACAATTGTATGTCCTTTGATACCTTCTTGATAAGTTATAAGTGATTTTACTGCCTTTTGAAGTGTTTTATGTTGTAAGGCTTCACGAATTCTTACACCATCTTTAGACATAGCCTTCTTTTTCTTAGCTTTATCAAAATCCTTTTCATCTCTCTTTACAAACAATGCAGAATTAACTATACCAATTCCTTCTGAATTCATTCCCTCTGCCCAATCTGTATCTTGATCTACCACATAACAAATCTCTACTCCATATCCACTAAGTTCTCTCACTACTTTTAGATTTGGATTATAATTTCTATCTCGGTTCTTACCTATTACAATATCATCACCAAATTTCTTAGCTACAGCAATACATTCATCTATTTCTTTATCAAAAATATTAACTGTACTATGGATTCTAAATGTGGTTGCCTTTCTACCATTAATAGTTGGCATACCATGTTTATCTTTACCAATAGTTTTGATTTTCATTTTCTTGTTTTTAAATCTACCTACAAGAATAGTATCTCCAACTTTTACTGGTATATTTATATCCTCTTTTATAAAAGGATTAGTTAACCATTC